ATTAACAATGTCTCTACATCCCTCTGGTCTATCCAAGTTCTTGAACGAACATATTTCGGAGACCGGAAGTGGTCAGGAAACACACCAACTCGGTGGAGTTCGAACAAATTACCGAATTCTACCCGAAGAAATGGATACATTTCGTAAGCACTTCTGCGAGTACATTGAGTCTGGAGGCAGACCTCCCTCACTGTTTGAAAAGATCACACATGGAGAAGCACCTCTACGTGTAGATTTGGATTTCAACTGTATCGGAGAACACTCTACTCCCTTCCACACTCGTGACCAAATGAAGAGCTTCATGTGCGCATACATGGCAGAAGTCTCCAAGTATCTTGAAATCAAGGAAAGTACTGACATCTACATCATGGAGAAGGCTTTCCCAACCTGGTATCCAGGTAAGAATTTGACCAAGTCTGGAATTCATATCGTCATTCCAAGTCTCATCTCGGATACACGGACTGAACAAGCGGTTCGTAATTCACTTCTCAATCGCATGTCTTCCTTCTTCCCAGACGTTCCTCTTGAGAAAGGTTGGAGAGATGCATACGATGAATCCCCTTTGACCCGTAAATGTACTTGGTGGCCTATGCTAGGTTCAAAGAAGTGGGATGAACATGGCGGTGAACCTGCACCCTATCGAGTCAAGTACATTCTCGAATGGGATCCCGAAGACGGAAAGGTTGCAGTGGATGATGCGAGGGATAAGTCGGTTACACCGGACCTTGTGAAAAAACTATCGCTTCAAACACCTGCAGCCGTTGGAAGCCCTACCACTTCACTCGGTGCTCAACTCCGTGAAGCCTCTAAGAAGGATTTGGAGAACCGTGCTCCTATTTCCGGGGGCCGTGCGGTCACACCTGCTCGAGGAAGACCTGCTCAACGAGGCGATGTGAGTTCACGTGAATCCTCTCCGAACCGAGTCATCTATCAACAGCCTTTGACAGAAACACTCCGCAAGTATTACGCCGATCACGTAGATAACTTGAACGACCAACGGTTCATTGACTACAATCTATGGGTCGATGTCTGTATCTGCTTGAAGAACATTCACCCGGATCTGAATGAAGTGTGGCACACGTTCAGTCAAAAAGCTCTCGACAAGTACGATTTCCGAGAAACCGAAGCGAAATGGATGTCGGTTGGATTCAGAAACGATGGAAATAAGCTTGGAATTGGAAGTCTGCGATTCTGGTCTCGTTCCGATAACCTTGAACGATACTTGGAAATCGAAAAGACGAACATTGAGAGTTTGGTGGAGGCGTCTGCAGCAACTCAGACTGAACACGATGTCGCTCAAGTCGTATACGCAATGTATCGCGACGAGTTCAAGTGTGCAAAGTTCAGTGCAAGCGTCTGGTATCGATTCATTGGACATGTCTGGCGAGAAACCGATAAGGGAGTCCAACTTCAACTACGACTCTCAAGTGATGTCGTCAAGGAATATCGCCGCTTCGTATCCGGAATGGACCGCGAACTCACTGCAATTCCTGAGTGCGACCCGAAGGCACAGGGTCACGTTCCGTCGGAATGTCAGTGCTGTCAGGCCGAAAAGAAGAAGAAGTCCTTTACCGATCTCATTATGAAACTGAAGCGTACAGGGTTCAAGAAGAGCGTGATGGATGAATGCCGAGAACTGTTCTTAGATGAAGAGTTTGTAAACAAGGTGGATGAGAACAAGCGACTCATTGCCTTCCGTAATGGAATCTTGGACATGTCTACCACTCCACCCGTGTTTCGCGATGGAAAGCCAGAGGATTACGTTTCGTTCTGCACGAACCTCGATTACGACCCGAACAAGCCGTACTATACCTTCAACTGCTGGCCGCAATTGAACAAGTTCTTACACGACATCCTTCCAGACCAAGAAGTCCGAACGTACTTCTTATCCTATCTCGCAAACTCACTCTCTGGAGAGAACGATGCACAGAAGTTCCACATTCTGACCGGTGAAGGATCGAACGGTAAGTCCATGTTGATGATTCTCATGTCCACTACGATGGGTGATTATGCATGCACTGCACCTATCTCACTCCTCACTCAAGGACGTAACAAGTCTGCAGCCGCAGCTCCGGAGTTGGTCCGCATGAAGGGACGTCGATTCGTGACCATGCAGGAACCCGATGAACAGGTTCCTTTGAACACAGGATTGATGAAGGAATTGGCTTCGTCTGAGAAGATTACAGCTCGTGACCTGTATGCGGGTTCTAAGCAGATGATTGACTTTGAACTCCAAGCACGTTTCAACCTTGCGTGCAATGAGAAACCCAAGATCAACACACAGGATGGAGGTACATGGCGCCGTTTGGTGGTCGTCAACTATCCAACCAAGTTCGTTTCAGTTCCACGACTGCCTCACGAGAAGCCCATGGATGAAAACATGAAACAGAACTGCATGAGCGAAGAATGGGCCAGTGCATTCTTGAGCTACCTAGTCCATCTGTTCACAGAAGGTAAGGGTCTTCGTAAATTGAACCCACCTGAGAAGGTGATGGAGTACATCGCAGAATACAGAGAGGACAGTGACGTAATCGCCAAGTTCCTCCGTGAGAAGATCCATGCTCACCCTCCACTCGCAGAGGATGAGCAGGTTCATGATCCTACATCATGGACAAGTATTACAAGTTCGTTTGGTGAATGGAAGAGAACGAATGAATTGATGGGTAAAGGAACACCTACAGATTTGAAGAAACGTCTTGAAAGTACCTACGGTAAGATGCCTAGGGGTGGTTGGACTTCCTTCCGGTGCGGCGACGCCTAAGTCTGGGTCTGCGAATCTTCAAATTCTTGTTACGAAAGGTACGTCTGTGTCGACCTCCTACAGGTGTTGATACAGGTGTTTGCTCTGTCTGTTGAGCTGGCCCACCTAACCACCAAGGTCGGTTATTCCAATACGATGTAAGCGTTTCCATTGTTCTTGACTGTTTATTTTTTAATACGTTGGCCCACCACCACCACGGCCGGCGCCGATCTTGCTGAGGACATAGGAACGCAAGAGGCCGACGGTAAAGACAACCAATGCGAATGAAACAATCAAGCTGACGAGATCGTTGATGACTTGTCCAATCTTCAACTCAACTGAACCAACTTTAATGCTGAAGTTTGTAATTCCCTTTCCGGCTGCAGCGGCCGGTGCGAGAAGGGGTACGAGGATGCCGTCATTCAAAGACTTGAAGAAGGCAGCCACCACATTTCCGAGATAGAACGACGCAGTCAAGATAATCAAATCCTTAGTATCTAGCATTTATTGAGTGGTTCAGAATGTTTTTCAGCGAACTTGCTAAGAAAGATATGCGTTGAATACAATGGATACTCGTTTCTGGGGGCCCTCTGGGTGGCAACTCTTGCATTTGATTGCAGAAGGATCGCCTACGCCTGAACGAACGTTGACTCATATGCATCGTATTCTTCCATGCAAGTACTGTCGTGAGAGTACGACTCAATTCGTATCCGATCACCCGGTAAAGGGTGATGCGGGGCGATGGCTGTACGAAATTCATCGTAAAGTCAATCATAAATTGAAAACACAAGCTGAAACCGATCCAAAGGTCATTCTACCTGAACCTGACCCGACCTATGAAGACGTTCAATCAAAGTATGCAGAGATTCTGAAGAAACCTCCTCATGGTGTTCCCGGTCGCGATTTCCTGTTTTCGATTGCATACAACTATCCTGAAAAACCCGAACATGAAGATAGTGAAACTCAACGGACCTTTCTACGAAGTCTGAGAACTACCTATCCATTTCCCTCACTTCGTAAGGTGGTTGCAAAGTATATGGACACTCATCCATTTCAATTAGACTCTCGTGTACAGTACCTTCGTTGGATGTATGGGTTACTTCATCGTCTTTCGGAAAAAACGAACTCTTCCATTCGCACATTCAAAGGGTACACTCATCATGTGGCTTACTACAAAAGTGGATGTACTAAACCAACGTACCATGGAAAGACATGCAGACGACTTGAAGGAGGAGGATATACCAAAAAGCGTAATCCTTCACGAACTCGACGAATCGTTTCAAAGGGCCTACTTTCATAAACAGGAAGACATTTCCCTATGTATGAAACTCTATATAGTCTGTTTAGGAGTATTTACTGTATTCGTCTATCGGGCTATGTTTGTTTAGAAAAAGGACTTGCGTGACTTGCGGCGAGTCTTTCGGGACACTTTTCCCATAGACTTGGAGGACTTCTTATAGGTCTTCTTTGCTTCAAGAATGACCTTCTTGAGACCATCACCCTTCTTGTAGGTGCCACGGTGCTTCATTTCAGACATTGTCTTCTTAACATGAGTGAGCCAAGCGTTTGCCATTTTGTTTTAACGCGCGAAACAAAACTACGAATCCCTCAAGACAAATCCCGGTCGTCCAAGAGGTGTCGGGCAAAGATTCCACTGACATCCGTAGGCATACACATCATCCAATACCTTGAACTTGGAAAAGGCTTGGTCGGGTACAACCATTACAATGTGGGCCTCTGTGAACGAACGCAGCTCTTCGGCTTCGCGTGGATACGCGGCCTGTTGATAGGTTAGACGACGTAAATGACTACCGTTCCATGAAAGATTCACTAATGGCTCAAGCTCTGTGCCTCGAACTTCATTCCCTGAAACCAGAATCAACTTTCCTGCGAGTGAGTCTAATGATTTTTCATCGATAGATCCAGACACCATGTATTTACGAACCGTAGTGTTCAAGTAATGAGCAATACGATTGGCCGTAAAACTCTTGTCGGTATGCAGAACTAGACTCAGAATGAAAGGATCCTTCGATGGAAAGGCTTTTTGAAGAATAGAGACACAACATGAATTGAAGGACCGGTGTCGTACTTGGTCATAATTTGGAACTAAAGCCACAACGGGCTCATCTTGTGCGTCTGAATACACATGAAGTTCAATCAATCGAAATCCTTTGTCCAATGTAGTTTCAAGATCTTCAAACGTACTTCCTTGAACATAATAGTCTACGAGTGGTTGACTACGATCTTCCTGAACGGTTTCTTCAGAGGAGGCTACTATATATCCGGCAGCTGCAAGTGCTCCTACTACGATTAACGTTTCCATTGCGTATTGCTCTTATTTTTTGGATGAGGTAAAGAACGGACCTACTTCAGCTCCAAGTACTGTATGTGGTTGTAGACGGGCCAAATTGATATCCTCATCGGAGATTCGCTTGTGCATCGGAAGGTCCAGTAAACATGCGTAGTGAAAATAGAGGCAATACATTCCACACTCTGAATTCTTGAACTGATGCCGGGTTGTATTGTAGGTGAGTTTCATCGGTGTTTCGTTTGGATGCTCGGTATCCCACTGCTCTTTCCATCGGAACATCAATCGTTGAATCTCTTTTTCAGGCTTGCTCGCATAGGAGTCAAAATAGGTCATGCGTGGATATTCAAGTTCAGGTCGCATGTCTAAGAACGTAGCAATCCAATGTTGTCCGGGTCCGTCATGTACATCGGTATTGAACACAATTCCTACACGTCGAATGCCTTTTTTATAGAGAGCTCCTAACTTCATTGAACACAGAGTGGAGACAATACACTTG